GAACCAGCCACTGGTGCTGGTGCTGGCATTCGCTGGCCAATCATGGCCGCGTTCTGTGGTGTTGGGCCAGTACGGCCACCGGCTGGCGCGAGCAGCGCCTGAGAAGGCGTCAATGGCGCTGCTGGCTGAGTCGTTGCGTCGGTGCCTAAACCAGTCAGCATTGCAGTAAAGTCCTCGCGCTGCTTGGCCGTCAGCTTCGCCTCATCCAGCTTTTGCTTCAGCAGCATCTGCTGCACCGCATTGGTTTGCCCGGACTGAACGGCTTCAGCACCGGCACCCAATGCGCTGCCGATGTTCTGGCCAAGGGTGCGACGAACGGGAGACGGTCCAGAACCCTCCAACAGCTTTGCAGCCATCTGCATCATGCTCTGCCTGCGAATCTGCGCCTGCTGCTCAGGCGACAGCATGTCGGCGTACATGCCACCGGGAGCACCAAAGAGGTTGTCAAAAAGTCCAGCCATGATTTTTCCTTTTAAGACAGCGCACCCAACAAGCCGCCAGCGATTGCACCGTATGGGGTGCCGGGGAACATTGAATACCCAGCCAATGCACCACCCAAGGCACCGCTTGCGGGGTTGCTGTAGTTGGGCGTGGACGTGGTGCCCGTGGTGCCCATACCGGGCATCTGCAGGCCCAAGGCGCTTTGCATGATGCCAAGACGTTCCAGACCCAGATTGCGGGACGCGTCCATCTGGCGCTGTGCCAACTGCTGGCGTGCGCCACCAAGGCCCATCATGGACTGAGCGGCCAGCATGTCTGCGGCTGTCTGCTGCTGGCCCATCTGGCCAAGCTGCTGCGCGGCACCCAGTCGGAACTGTGCGCCCTGCATGCCAGCCTGCTGGTTGGCCAACTGTTGGGCCTGAGCCAAGCCCAATGCCTGCTGATAGCCCTGATTGCGCAGGTTGGCCAGCATGGAGCCAGCTTGCTTGCTGTACTCGCCGGAGGTCAGTGCTTGGGCCACGCCGTGGCGTGAGCCGCCAAAGGCCTTAGACGTCATGGCCTGCTGGCCGGTCTGCTGCACCGCACGCTGACGCGCTTGCTCCAAGTCGTTGAGAGAGGTGTTGACGACCTGTTGCTCAAACGGGTTAAAGTATTGCTGGGTCAGTGCGGCGTCTGGACGGATGGCCGTTGGCGAGTAGCCAGCGACAGCGCCAGTAAGTTCACCGGCCATGCCGAGCTGCTGCCGACCGACGCCCTGACCTGCGGCGATGGCTTGCGCCTCGCCCTGCTGGTACAAAGGGTCAAAGCCAGCGAACTGCTGCGCACCCATGTTGTTGGCGACTTGGCGTGCGTAGTCCACGTTGCCAAGGTACGAGGCCTTGACCTGCGGATCGACCTGAGTCGATGTCGTGCTGACGCTGGGTTCGTTTCCACCTTTGCTCATCTTGTGTACCTCTTTAAATTGTTCCGGCTGGCATATCGCCGTATTGCTCGCCGCCATATCCGGCAGTTCCATACGTGTCGGCCATACCGCCTTGATTGCCATTGGACCAATCGCCGCCGCTGTTCCAAGTCACGTCGTAACCAGTAAAGTATCCGGGGGCCATGGGTGAGCCGAAATTGTCAGCAGCTAAATTTGAACGGTCGTAGTTCCCATAGTTATCACCACCACCACCGGCGACGTAGTCCATCAAGCCAACAGGGGTGGGGTCTGCCATCCGCTGGTAGTTCTGCGTGCGCTGCGATGCGATGTTGGGCAGCAAGCCAAACTGGGTCTGGTAGTCGGTGCCAGCGCCAAGCAATCCGGGCGTCTGGGCCATCATCATGGGACGGTTCAGAATCTGCATCGCCGCACCGACCGTGGGGTCGTAGATGGCGTCTGGGTTGATGCTCATCTGCGGGAGCTGGTTTGGAGCCTGCACCATGTTCAACTGCGGAGCTTGGTAGCCGTAGCCTCCAAAGGCAGGCGCAGCAGCAGCCAAATCTGGGTTTTGATACGCGTTGTACGCGTCCACAAAACTGTTGAAATTCATGCGGTTTTCTTCGTCCATCACAGCTCCTTTGAGAGCACAAACCAGTTTGGCCTGTAGCCCTCGTCCTTCAAAAATGTACGCTCCCAGCCCTTTCGGCCTGCCAGCGATACCCGTGTACATCCAAGCTCTTTGCCCCACGACTCAATGATGGGTCGCATTGCCTTGAGTTCGTCTAGGTTGCCACCGGCAAGGAAGTAGTGCAAATCCTTGAGCTGTGGGTAAACAACGATCTCCGTCACGACCACCGCGTTGTTACTGGGCCAAATCTGAAACCTGTCAGACAGAACCGCAGCCGCGATGTCGTTGAAATTGTGTGTTCCTCCAGCGTATTCTAAAGCGTCCTCGATCCAGCGGCGGCACCGATTCAGCTCATAAAACGCATCAATCACCGACGACCCCCAGCCACCGCATCAATCCGCATGATGCCCACACGCCAGCTTGATGGCTGGACCTGCTCAATCTTCATCTTGATCTGCCGAGCCGTAAACCGGACCGACGTCGGGTTGGCCATGCTGTACGGGCCGTAATCGTATTCCGTGGCGTTGGGGTAAAACTTGGTGGCAAAGCTGACACGAACATCGCCCTGCGTCAGCTCATCTGGGATCAGCTCCTTGACCGCCATGATGTTGTCGCCGTTGCCGATCTGCACCGGGCCTGACTCGGCAAAAAGCACAGAAGAGTCGTGCGATGTGCCGACTTCGTGCTCGTACAGGTAGCCGTCAGTGCCGACCATGAGTGGCTGCTGGAAGACGTTGCGGTCTGTGCCAGCCGTGCGAGCAATCTTGCCAATGGCCCAGTGGTTCTCGCGGTAGTTGAACGTGACATATGAGTCGTTCTCGTTTGACGACTCGCTGGGGTAGAACCACCACACCTCGCCAAAGGCGCTGTTGTGGACCGCGTAGACCTTGGCGATCTCGGTGATGTTGATGTCGCGGAACACGTAGTCGGCCACGTCGCACGGCAGTGGCCGGACGTAGCCGTCGTAGATGAAGAAGCCCGAGCGGCTCATCCAAACGGCCATGCTGTCCGTGACGGCCACACCCTGTGGAGAGATCAGTCCGCAGCCGGAGCCGACCTTCTCAAAGCCGTACACAAACGGCTGGCCGACGTACTGCGCGGTGTGCAGGTCCACGTTGGTCCACAGCAGGTTGTTGCCACGGAAACGCTTACCAGCCATGAGCTGGCCGACGGTGTTGAGTTCGTAGTCACCGGCTTGGTTCAGTGTCGTGGGCGTCCATACCGTGTTGTCCTCTTGGTCGGACCACGCCACCTTGCGCACGTTTCCACCGGCGCCAAGGGCGAACAGGAAACGCTCGCCGGTGACCATGATGGCGGCGCAGTCATCTGGGGAATTGGCGACTTGAGCCGCAACCGTTGGGGTTGAAAACCCGAGCTGCCACTCGTAAATCTTTCCGTCGCCGTTGGCGCAGGCGACCAGATACTCGCCCCAAGTGTCCATGCTCCACGTCATCGGCGGCGCATAGTTTTGGTTGTCAAGTCGGCGCGTGCCGTACAGGCCGGTGCCGTACAGTCCACCGCCGTAGCCTTGGTTGACTGCTGCGTCTTCTGTTCCAACCGTGAATCCGGCTGGGGTGATGTCCTTCAGCGTACCAGCGGCACCAGCCACGTACAGCTTGGTGTTGGAGCCAACAGCGATCCAGCGGTCTGCCGCGTTGTCTCTCCAAGTGATGAGGCCACGGGACTTGCCATTGGCCGCGTTGGTGGAGAACCGACGCCAGCCGCCGACAGGCCGCATTGTCCCCTCAAACCATCGCACAAGGTTTGCGTCAAACCACCGGCCAGCAGACTGTAGTTCTGTGCCGTTGCGGTAGACGCCGGGTGGGAGTTGGAGTGGGATCAGGGCCATGGCTGTATTGTTCCAGAATCAGGGTGGCGTGGGGATCACATCCGGTAAGGGTGCGACATAGTTCACGGCCATCACCGCCGACGGGATGCCGGGATGTGCGCCAGCCGCCGCCGTGGCCTCCATGGTCACGTTGGTGCTGTCTGCGGCCCACTCCAGCTCAATGTAATCATCCTTCTGCATGTCGATGTTGAAGTTCCAGCTTACGTTGAGGTGGACGTTGGAGCCGGACAGCGTGTACTGGTGCGTGCTGTACCCGATGTCGGTGCCATTGCGCACGATCCACAGGTACACCTGCTTGGCCGAGCCGGAGCCAGACACCAACTGCCCAGAAAACTGGAAGTTGTAGATGCCGGAAACTCTGACGTAGATGCGGCTCTCGGTCCCAGCGTTGACCTCCACACCGTTGTTCAGATACTCGATGGGGAACTCCACGGCAGTGGCCGTGTTGGTCGCCGCCAAGGTCTGGTCACTGGTGCTAAAAAACAAACCGTTTGGACTGTCAATGTACTGCCCACCGTTGGGTCCAAGCAGGTTTGAAAGGACGCTTTGCAGCTTCAAAAAGAAGTTCCGCAAAGACGAGTTGTGCTGGTCCTGCGTGGTGTGGTTGTACGACTGGTCCGGCAGGGGCAGCGATGGTGCCCGTGGCGTCTCCAGCGTCTGCGCCTTGTTTGCCATTTATGCCACCAGACCGGGAAGGTAGACGGTCTTGCCGTCCTTCTTGGTGGCAGTCATGACCTGCTTCTTCAGGTTGTCCGGGTCGTAGCTCACATGCACCCAGCCGGAGTCGGGGATGCCGGGTGTGTAGAACTCCAAGATCAACTGGGTGAACTCAAGGTTGTCCTTGACCCACTGGGCCAAATCAGCGTTGGCCACGCCGGGGATTTCGAGGTCTGCAGCCATGCCACGGCAGTGATCCGAGGTGCGTGATCCGCCGACCTTGGCGTTGACGTCAGGGTGACGGAAGCCGCTGTTGATGTGGACGCCCTTCTGGAAGTGGTCTCGGATTGGCTGGAGTATTTTCCCGGCCAGCTCGGTCAGGTTGCCAATCTCGGCAGGGCCGGGGTTGTTTTCCATGTCATGGCGAGCAGCGGTCTCGGACTTGGTCAGCTCGTGCAGCGAAAAGTTCTGGGTCAGTTGGGTCATGTTCAAACTCCGTCAGGGGTTTCAGGTTTGGCGTCAGGCTTTTTGGGCTTGCCGTTGTCGGTGTTCAAAGCCAACAAGGTTCCAAGTGAGCCAGTGATGAACGTGGCAATAGGGAACAGCAGCTCAAAGAAGCGTGCGTCGTTGGGGGCCATCTGACCCATCGGCTGGGTTACGAACACCAGCGAGTACAGCACCGTGCCGACGATGCCCATCAAGGTCATGGTCATGCCGATGCCGATACAAAATTTCAGCTTCTCATCAAGGCTTGCAGGTTGGTTCATTTAGGCTGTCCTAAAAGGTCTTTGGTACAAGTGCCATCTGCTTCGCAGGCTGGCGGCTCACATTTCGGTTGTCCGAAATTCTTGGGGTTCTGGCATTCATACCGGAATCGGTCTTCGCAACCAGCAAGGGCCAACAAGGCCACAAGTGTCATGATGATCTTCATACGTCCCTCGCCATCCAAATTGCCCAACCGATGATGAGGCCCAAGCCTCCCAACAGCACGATGACCAAGATGATCATACCGATGTCTTTGATTCGTCCGATCAGGCGTTGACGATCAAGCACTTTCTGGCGCTTGTCCGCTTCACGTTTTTTCTTGACCCTCACTTGGAACGCCAACCAGTCGTCCCACATGCCACCGCGACCAGCGTAGATCATCA